ACGCGAAGGCAAGGATGTGTCACACAAGAAAGCATTGAGCAACGGCGGTAAGAACGCTGACGGTGTAAAGATACAAAGCAAGTCCAGTAACCGTTCTTTCCGTAGAGATTCGCAAGGCAAATTAGTTTCAGAAACTAGCAAACGCGAACGTAGTAAAAAGAAGAAATCCTAGCCAAAAGGAAGAATGATGAAAGTAGTAGACAACAGGGGGTTGCTCCTGCGGGTTCGTGACCCTCAAAAAATAACAATGGCTATACCCAACAGTAAGTATTTAGGTGACAACAGTGTTCTAGTTAAGTGGGGTATAGACGAGTCCCGCGTTCTAAACAACCTGAATATACGCAACGTACCGTCGCCAATACTGGGTAAATATGCTTGGCCCGGAAGGTACGCACCGTTCGACCATCAAAGAACAACCGCGTCTTTCCTTACTATGAATTCACGGGCTTTCTGTTTCAACGAGCAGGGAACTGGGAAAACGGGTTCTGCTATCTGGGCATCTGACTTCTTGCTTAACGAGGGTAAGATTAACCGAGTCCTGATTATCTGCCCGTTATCTATTATGGATTCCGCATGGAGGGCTGACCTGTTTAACTTTGCCATGCACCGTACCGTAGACATAGCGTATGGTTCACGGACTAAACGCCAAGAGATAATAAACGGAAGTGCAGAATACGTAATCATAAACTACGATGGTGTGGAGATAGTAAAGGACGAGATAGCAAACGGCGGGTTCGACCTTATCATTGTTGACGAAGCTACCCACTATAAAAACGCGCAATCGAAACGCTGGAAGATACTTAATTATATTCTCAATACAAACCCCAACATCTGGCTCTGGATGATGACCGGTACACCGGCGGCTCAATCCCCCGTAGACGCGTACGGGTTAGCCAAACTTGTAAACCCCAAAGCTGTACCTAGATTTTTCGGGGCGTTCCGAGAGATGGTGATGTACAAGGTTACCCAATTCAAATGGGTGCCGAAACCAACCGCCATAGAAGTTGTGTTTAATGCGCTACAGCCAGCGATACGTTTTACCAAGGAGCAATGCCTCGACCTACCGGAAATGACCTATGCCAAGCGTGAGGTAGAACTTACCACCCAGCAAAAGAAATACTACAACGAGTTAAAGAAAGAGATGATTTCCGTAGCTGCGGGAGAACAGATAACGGCAGCTAACGCTGCTGTTGTTATGAACAAGTTGCTACAAATATCTTGCGGTGCCGTCTACACCGACACTGGAGAGACAGTGGAGTTTGACATCAAGAACCGCTACAAGGTACTGCGGGAAGTCATAGACGAGTCCAGCCAGAAGATTCTTATTTTTGTGCCGTTCAAGCATGTCATTGATTTACTTAAAGAAAAATTAACTAGAGATGGGATCACGAGTGATTTGATTCGTGGGGATGTGTCTGCACAAAAACGTACCGAGATATTCAAACGATTCCAAGAAGAACAAGACCCACGAGTCCTGATTATCCAACCACAAGCGGCGGCTCATGGGGTAACACTAACAGCGGCGAATACGATTGTATGGTGGGGGCCGGTATCCTCACTAGAGACTTACGCACAAGCGAATGCACGCGTTCACAGGTCAGGTCAGAAGCACCCCTGTACCGTGGTGCAATTACAAGGTTCCGGCGTTGAGAAGCGAATCTATAGCCTTCTGGACGACAGAATAGATGTACATACAAAAATGATAGATTTATATAACGATGTACTTGAATTATAAATAATACTCCACTATATTACACAAAACATAATAAGCCCGGAGGATGATGAAATGTCTGATGTAAAAGCAGACCTTAACCGCATTGTCGCTGTATACTTAAAAATACGTGACAAAAAAGCACAGTTGACCAACGAGTTAAATGCTAAGTTGGCCGAACTAGATACTAAACTCAAGGTAGTAAACGACGCGTTACTAGCACATTGCAAAGAAAACAATGTGGAATCAGTGCGCACCGAACATGGTACCTTTTATCGCTCTACCAAAACTAAATACTGGACGGGCGATTGGGAGGCTATGGGTAAGTTTATTATCGAACATGACGCGGTAGACCTAATGGAGAAACGTATCCATCAAGGTAATATGCGTCTGTTCCTTGAGGAAAACCCAGATTTGCTACCGCCCGGATTGAATGTCGATAGCGAATACACCGTAACCGTAAGGAGAAAAAAATGAGCGACACCTATGTCCCGATAGACGAACTAGCCAAGTATCTATCGGTAAAGGTAAGTACCGTGCGCACTTGGGTGCAGAAAGGCTACATAGCCAAGACTGGCTATATCAAGGTTGGCAGTACCTACCGTTTTAATATCCCTAGTGTAGTTGCGGGATTAAAGCAAGAACCCGTACCACAGGAAGAAGTGCCAACACACATAAACGATATTGTTCAGTCCTTTGAGGAAGAACTTTTTGAATCCGAGGACGAGGGTATCACAGAACAATTAGAACTAGATTTTAACGAGGACGAAGATATATGAGTACGCAAATCACTCTGTTCGAAAACATGCCGGATGACTATAAGGAGTTGCTGGCGCAGTTAGAACCGGAAAACGTAGCAACCTCTGGTGGTATGCGCCGTTTGAGTATCCGTGGTGGTGTCTTTCGTAAGGTGGTAAACGGTAACGAAATAGCTGAGTTGGAAGAACGTAGCCTCAAAGCTGTTATTGTAAAAACCTCACCTATATCAAGGACTTACTACGAAGGACAGTACGTGGCGGGACAGAACAATCCCCCTAAATGCTGGTCTGCTGATACTACTAAAGGCGCACCGTCTGAGGACGTATTGGTTACTGACAGGCAGTCTGCCTCCTGTTTCGATTGCAAGCAGAATATCAAAGGTTCCGGGCAGGGTGAAAGCCGTGCGTGTAGGTTCCAACAGCGTATTGCGGTACTTCTGGCTGACCAAGATGGCGTGATACGTAGCAACGAAATCTACCTACTTATCCTCCCCGCTACCAGCGTGTTCGGTGATGACAAGAAGAAGATGGGGCTACAAAGCTACGCTAAACTGCTCAATACTCAAAACGCTTATTTAGCATCCATAGTTACAGAAATACGTTTTGATACTGATAGTAGTACGCCTAAGCTATTGTTCAAGCCTGAGCGTGTGGTGTCTAAGGAAGAACTAGGGCTAGTGGTAAACGCACAAAAAGACCCGGATGTACAGAAGTTAGTCACGATGTCAGTAAAACCTAAAGAAGATACTGGCACAAAGCAGTTGACTAATGATACAGTCTCCCCCCTACCCCCGGCGGTTGAGGAGTCTGCTGGGGCGGAAGTTCAAGCAGACGAAATTGTTGCGGAACCTACCGTGAAGAAATCTAAGAAAAAGACGGAAACCCCGCCGGAACAAGTTGATCTTGCTAATTTGTTAGACGAGTTTGATGATTAACACCACTGCAACGGGCACCCTAGTGGTGCCCGTGTTTCTCTTTTGTATGGTCAAAATATGGATGCAAAACAATTCTTTAATTCGGTGTTAAGTCCGAAGGGATTATATTGCGTAGTAGGTATTAAAGATAAAACAATTAAACATCAGAAATTTTACGAATCTATTGATGATATAGCCGAGATTGCTACTAACCTAGACAGCAACGGGCACGATACCTATTTCGCACTAAGCACGTTCCAAGAAGGCACAACACGCAAAGCTGATAACGTACTAGAAATACGTGCGTTATTTCTTGATTTAGATTGTGGTGAAGGTAAACCGTACGCCACACAGACCGAGGCGTTAAAAGCCCTACTAGCTTTTTGCCGTAACTTTAATTTACCCAACCCAACCAGTATGGTGAACTCCGGGCGTGGCGTACACGTCTATTGGAGTTTGTCGCAATGCTACTCTAGGGAGGAATGGCTACCCGTTGCCGAAAGATTAAAATCGGCATGCGTACAGTTTGGGCTAGAAGCAGACCCGGTTGTTACTGCTGACGCCGCCCGAATACTACGCATACCTAATACGCATAATTTTAAATCAGACCCCGCTTCTGATGTGCGCATACTTACGTTTACCGAAGACCACGTTGATATAAACGTGTTTGTTGAAAATCTGCCAGAGGCATTGACACCAGTTCCTGCTGTTCGCGAATACAGTGAACTAGACAAAAAAGATATGCAGAACGCTATGGGGCAAACCCATAAAAAGACGTTCATAAAACTATTGAAGGCATCACTTAGCGGCGGCGGTTGTAAGCAAGTACGTGATGCAATGCTGGAACCTAATTCAGTTGGGTATCAGTTATGGCTTGACTTATTGTCTATAGCTAAACATTGTGACGATAAAGACAGCGCGATACATGCCATATCATGTGGCTATGAAGGTTACAGCGAACAAGAAACAGAAAAGACAGCCGCGTCTATAAACTCCCCTCACTACTGCACTACGTTTGAAACAAACAATCCTAAAGGTTGTGAAGGATGTCCACATAAGAAAAACGCTAAGATGAAATCGCCTATCTCGCTGTGTATGGAGTTACGGGAAGCCGAATCTAATTCGGTAGAGGTGCCCATAGAAGTTATACAGCCTATGGCTGAAGGCGAAGAAGACATAGTAGAACCTGTAAGAACACAACGCATAGACATTCCTGAATACCCAGAGCCGTATTTCAGATTAGCAACGGGTGGTGTTGGCAGGTATACAAGAGATAAGGATGGCAATACCGACACAGAAACTATTTACCAACAAGACTTGTATTTAACTAAACGTATGCACGAGCCGGGGCCAGAGGGTGGGCCGTGTTATGAGGTTGTACACCATACTACGCGAGATGGTATACATAGATTCGTACTTAAAGCTACTCAACTAGCTGTACTGGAGCAGTTTCGTAAAGAAATAGCCTTAAATGACATAACATTTATACCTAAAAACATATCGGATTTACAAAATTACATGATTAAGTGGGTTGAAAAACTTAAAGCTACACAAGACGTTATACACGTACGTACGCAATTTGGGTGGACACCAGACCACAAGTCTTTTGTCATAGGAGATAGAGAAGTATTTGCTGACCGTGTAGAAAAGAATCCTGCGGGTAGTAGAACTGCTCAGTATTTTCCCCATTTTGGTAGCAAAGGCACGTTGGATGGCTGGAAAGAAACCGTCAAGTTTTACAACAAACCCGGTTTTGAAGAGCATCAGTACATGTTTGGTTTGAGTTTTGGTTCGCCCTTGATGGCGATGATACCGAACATATCAGGCTGTATATTCCACGTTATGAGTAGTGAGACAGGTCACGGTAAAACCACAGGTATGTGGGGTGGCGCGTCAGTGTGGGGCGACCATAAGTTGCTAGTGTTGCAAGGTAATGATACCGCTAACTCCGCATGGAACAGAGCCGAAGTCTACAAGAACATACCGTTATATGTAGACGAGTTATCTAATTACAACGCAAAGGAAGCTAGTGATTTTGCCTACGCCATATCTGCCGGACAACAACGAAACCGGCTTTCAAACAAGGGGGCAAACGTAGAGCGCTATCGCGGCGAGGAATGGGGGTTGAACTGCGGTACTTCAGGTAACGGTAGTTTGCTTGAGACGATAAGTAGTAAACGAGCCATGCCTAAAGGTGAAGCCGGACGCGTACTGGAAGCTACCGTACACCAGCGGTTGTTTGGTTCTGATGGGGCTATAATAGGTAATGCGTTGAACTCTGACTTGGCGGCAAACTACGGACATGCCGGTGTAGTGTACATACAGAAAATCATAAAGAAGTACGAAGCCACCGAGAAATTTGTAAACAGCATACGTAACAAGATTATCAAAGAAGCTAATCTGGAAGCCCAACATAGGCATTGGTCTGCACAAGCGGCTACGGTTTATACGGGTTTGTCTATAGCAAAAAGACTTGGGCTGATAGACTGGGATTTAGATAACCTGTATGGCTGGATAATAAACAAACTTATGATGTCCCGTCATAATTTGGAAGAAATGAAGTTAGACGTACACGAAGTAATAGCGCAATTCTATGCCGAACACGTCCGCAACATACTACGCGTGAAAAGCATGGGGGTGCTGGACGAGGATATGCAGAACATAGTAACGCCGGATGGTACGCCCATGTACAAGTGGGTTGGTAGGCATGAGTACGATGTATCTAAATTCTACGTTAGACCGGCTGCGTTGCGGGAGTGGTGCGTATCCAAGGGGCATCATTTTGACAGCGTGAAGGAACTAATAGAAAAACAACTGCATGGTAAGGAAACTAGACTTAGGTTGGGGCGCGGTACCAAGTTAGACCTACCCCTCCAACGCGTTATAGAAATGTCGTGGGCTAAAGATGACGCGGATAAACATAGCTGATATATCCCCAGACGGGGTGCGTATAGTTATAGATTGGAGTAAGTTTGTGCCCGGAACTTCTATTTTCATACCCACCATAAATACCGACAAAGCCATTGAACACGTAAGAAAAGCAGGCCGCCTCAATAAAAACGAGATAGAAAAACGCGTTTGTATAGAGAATGGTAAGTACGGGGTGCGAGTCTGGCGATTGCAGTGAGTTGTGTGGTGTTGGATGCTATTGGATGCTACTGGACTGTACTGGGTGAATTTTGATACTATACAGGCTCATCATTCTCCAAGAGAGAAACTTTTAGCCCCCTCCCTAGGGGGCTTTTTTTAGTCTTCAAATTCCCGGTTAGATTCTAAAACTTCTCGTATATATTGTTTTGTGGTGGGTAAACCGCCCGTTACAGTAGCGTTTAGTGTCCGGGCAGACCTTGACCGCAACGATTGCATTAGATCGTCTGGTGAAATAACGTTATCGGGATGGTCTATATTAAACTGCGTGATGTCGTTTATTACATCAGAAGCAGATTCTTTACGCTCTTTCTTAGTTATATTTGCAAATCTGTCTAGGAGTTTACTTCTACGATTGGCTATACCGCGTGTTACCCTTGTATTCCTAGATAGTTCGTCCCTTTTTACCCTGTTTATGGCTGGGGCAAAACCAAACGCTTGTGCTAATGCGTCTCCTAATCCAATTTCCCCCACAATTACATCACCACGGGATGTCTCGTACCCTTTTGTATAAAACTCATAGCCTCGCATTATATTGTTTATAGGTGTTGGCATAGCTTGCCTAAACGCTCGTTCATTGTTGTTTGGGTCGCCGTCCATTAACTCTGATACCGATTCAAAAGTGCGTTTACCTATACTCAAAGCAGGGCCACCGATGGCTTCCATCCAGTATTCATATTCGTTGTCTGGTACGTAATTACCTCTATCTCTAATCATTAAGTTGGTTAAGGCTATACGATCTGTCAGGTCAATTCCAAGATACTTAAAGATTGCCCCGTAGTACCAACCCAACCCTATTTGTTTAGCGACTATAGTATTAGCGTCGTCCTCGTCATCGCCTAAGAACATATTTGCAATCATTACAAACAAGCCGTAGAACGGTATACCTTTCACCCCAACAAGCGTAGCGCCTGTTCCGGTCAAGTACATAAACGTATTTCTAAGCACCCTTGCTTCTTCTGCTTCTTCTTTAGACATGGCCTTCCCAGTCATAGTCTTGAATACGGCGTCAACCATACGCAGATGTGTGTACAAGAATTGTGCCGGTACTTGTTTAAACTGCATCATAAGACTTCCAGCACCACCCAAGAAAGTTTGCCCAAATCTAGGCGCAGTCGTAAGGAGGGGGGAGGAGTTTACCCACAGAGTGACATCAGTAGCTTTCTTTGCAGCGGCATCACCGTATTTCTTAATATCAGCGTCAGTTAAATTCTCTACCTTCTTACCGGTTTGCTTTTCCATCTCCAGTATGTAGGTACTAAGTGCGCTTACTTGGCGTATAAATCGTTCGCTATGGTTAAACAAGAAGCCGCTAACGTACGATACTTTGTTCAAAAACGGTGACGCAGGGCTATCCAGTTGGGAAGTTTCGGCGGCTATGGTACGTGTATCCATGCCGAGTGTTTTTAATCTTTGTATGATAGGCGCAGCGTATTTCTGGAAAGCCGCCATTTCTTGGCCCAATTCATTAGTTACGCTAAAGCCGCCTAGTTCGCGTATGACGCTATCTTCTGACAGTGGGTTTCCGTTTTCATCTACATCCAAAACACCATCCCGCGCTACTTTACCGAATGTTTTTAGGTACAGGCCCATCGCTTCCATAGTAGCTGCGGTTGCCTTTAAAGGCCCATATTCGCCAGCCAGCCTAGACTGTAACACTATAGGCATTATGGATACGTTTACGGCTACAGAGCTTACGTTGGCTCCAAGTGTCATATTGAAAGTCAATGCGCGGGCAGTACGTGCCCAGCTTGGTAGGTAGGGGTTTTTAGCAAATTCTACATAGCTCGGTAATTTACCCGGCTGTGCGTCCGTGTCTGCCGTTGTACCCGCTATTACAGTAGCTAGTTCTTTTAGGAACGGTTGGTCTTGGGGGAGTGCGTCTCTAGCAATTCGTACTTCCTGCGCTGCTTCTGCTAAATCTACTTTGTGTTCTATGTTTGCATAACTTGTTATAAACCTAGGCATTGTTTGTTCAAACGCGTGTATAAAATCACCTTCAAAAAAGTGTATGCCTTCTCTAGCTTGTTTAGATTCAATAATTCCTTTTTCCGGTAGTGAACGTAATACCAAATCTTGTAGAAATTCAGTAACTTGGACTTTGCTTTTAGCTACTTGTTCTTTGGCGTCGCCTTCTAATTCAGGAATGCTTTTAAATACATTATTAATGCGTGTCTGTAGTTCAGTTATAAACTCTATCGACGGTATGTTTCCTTGGCTTATCCTGTTCCTAATATCTTCAGTTTTTCTACGGTTTATGGTACCTGCGATTATACCCGGCTGACCACTACCCCTTTCAACTGCGGGTTGTGCTTGTAGTCTTTTTATAGCAACTTCCCTATCTCCTGTTGTCTCATAAGACCCGGTACCATAAGTGACTTGCCCTTTACCATCTATGTACTCAAACTCCAACCAATACTCACCTTCACGATAAAGTTTAAAGTACGGGTCTATACGACCAAATTCCAAACGCTTGCGGAACAGTATTTCACGCACACCATTTTTTATTCTAACTTCCGATTCTTTATCGTTGGCTATCTTTATCTTCTCAATGTTTGCGTCTTCTGCGGCTCGTATTTTTTCGTCAAGTCTTGAATACTCGTCGCGTATTTTCTTTATTGCACCACGCTGACTGGGCGTAAGTTGCTTCATTTTCTCGCGTAGTTCTTTGTATTTTTCAACTCGCTCCGCAGATGTTTCTTGTCTGGTTATCTTACCGAAAGTCCTAGCTTGTTCTTTCTTCCGTATAGCTTCTTTTCGCTCATTACGTAGTTCGGTTTCTTTGGCATCAAGTTCTTTAACAGTGTCAAAATATTCTGTCTTCTGTTCAAATTTACCGTCGGCTATACGCACGCCGTATGTTAATGCGTTTTTAGAATACTTTTCTTCTGCTTCTGGTATAAACGCATCAATACCTTCCAGAGTCATGTTTCCTACTAACTCATTAGCAATAGCTATATTCTTACTATCTTCTCTAAATGGGCCAAGTTTAAATGCTTTCTTTGCGTCATTTACGATGCCCGTAAACCGTTTCATTTCTTCGTTGCGTATACCGTCTATCTGGTAGAATATTTCTTGTACGTTGTCTATTGAGTCGGCATATTCTTTCGGCCCTTTTTTAGCCAAATCAACTATGGCTTGTAGCCCCATACCGTTCAAGAAATTGACTGACTGCTTAGTTGTAAAATTATTTACGTTGGCAAGAAAGCCTGTTCTTGTTTCGTCTAAAGTTTTGTTAGACACGAACCGCCTACCACCAAGCATCAGATTGAGTGCTTGGTCTGTGTTACCTTCCGCTATAGCTTGGTTTATCTGAGTAGCGGTTCGTGTATCAATCTCTGTACCAAGTATCATGTCCACGTAAGCTGAAGCGGCATCAGCAACGGTTATAGGTTTGGTGCTAAGTCCTAGGAAACGAGCCACTGCGTTGACAAACTTACGCCATGCAGTTGTTTTCTCTCCAGTAATTTTGTACGCGGCTAGTAACGCTTGGAATTCGGGGTTTACGAACGCTTCAGTAACAAAGTCTGCTAGGGACTGAGTACCATAAGCAGTGGGTAACCTGTTAGCTACATTGTTGAACAGTTTTGTAAGCGCTTTTGTAACGGGATGGTTCTTATTTTTGATTATTTCATGCAGTACGGCGTGGGCTGATTCGTGTAATACGGCATGTACAGATGTGTCACTGTCTATATCAAAGCTGATAGTTTTAGTGTTCGGGTTATACGCAGCTACAGCAATGTCGCCTTTCTGATTTACGATACCGCCATCTACAAACTCAATAGTAATACCTAGGTCTTTTATAGCAGCGGCTAACTTATTTGCTGTGCGTTTTACATCTGGGTTAGGTGTAGAATTAGCTAACTGTCTAAGTGCGGAGTCAATTTTGTTATCAAATAGTGCGTTTTCAACTTCTGCCGAAACTGTACCCATACTAGCTGCAACGGCGTTCTTAGTAAGGAATTCATCAATGTCGGTAAACTCATTAACAACTTCTTCGGATAGAAAATCAGTGTAATCCGCGTCAGTAACACTCTCTATTTCTGTCTTACCATAGTCAGTTGCTTGTGTCTCTTCTTTGGTACGTGTCGTGTCTTTTTCGACACGTTGCTTTTCTTTTAATCGTTCTTGAGCAGTGTAGTCTTCCAGTAACTTAAACGTTTCTGGAGTTGTGTTATTTTTTACCCACTGTTTAGCTTTGTTTGCTCTACGTTGTTCATTTTTATAGTTAATAGATAAAGACTTGGCCTTCTCAGGGGCAACTAACTCAAAGGCGATAGACCGCAACGCTTGGTCAAAATCAGTTGTGTTCTGTACGTAGTGCGCCATCGCATACCCTACGCTAGTACCTTTTGGTGGGTCTTTTGGTATGGTTACGTTTTGTAAGACGTTTAAATCAGTTAAATTCTGTTGTGGCTGCCTACGCCTAGTTGCTTCGACCCCTTCTTTAGGTATACCGTTTTCTGGCTCTATTGCACTTATTTGCTCTTCAGGTACCTGTGTTTCTTCGACTTCCGGTAGGGGAGAAACAACTGCACCTTCGGGTATATCTAAACGACGTATGGCTTGTTCCGGGCGTTCGATAGTAGGTATTTCTAACTGAGCTTCTCCAGAAAGCGGTATTCTACCGGTGCGGTCAAGACGTTCTCGGTTAGTTAAGCCTGCCGGGGGTTCAGGTTCTACTGGCTCGACAGGGGCTGTCGGTTCTGTTCTTTCAGGTACAAATTGTTCTATTGCAGCGGCACCGGCGCGTTGTTCTGTTTCGGCGGCTGTGGCTGTAGCTTTCTGCTCCTGTTCTTTAGCGGTTATCGCTTCTTCTACGCCCAACGCACGGTCTATAAGCGCTAGTTCCGATTGTGTAGGGGTAGTATTTGTAAAACCCTGTCTACCAAGTTCCGCGCTAAAAGCACGGGCCATGTTTTCGGCATTGGTAATTTCGCCGCGCTCAATTATAGGTAGGAGGACTTCCCGGCGTTTTTGTTCGCTTTCCCGCTGACGGGTACTCTCAATACGTTCCTGTACCGCAGTTAGTTCGGCTTGCTGGATGGCTTCTGCTTGGCGTTGTTGTTCGTCTTCCCGCTGACGGGTAGTCTCTTCAGCGGCTTTTGCCTGCTCTTCTAGCGTAATTTGCTCTGGTGCAACAGTAGGTTCTGTTACCTCGGCAGGAGCTGCCCCTCGGAATATCTCACTACGCAACAAGGAATCTATACGGGATACTGTCTCTGGGTCTGACCCCCGTTCGTCTATCCTGTTGCGGTACAAGGCTAATATCCTCCACGCTTTTGCCTGTTCTTCAGGGTTTGCCAAATCCAACCCGTATAAACTTTCAGCAGTAGGTCTGTCTAAATCAATACCAAGCCCTTCAATATCATCAAGGGACAGTTCTGTGGGGGCTTCTTCCCGGCCAAATAAATCTCCAGCAGGGGGCGGGGTGGTGGCAGTGGGCGTCGGCTCTGGTGCGGCCTCTGGTGCGGCTTCGGGTGTGACACCCCGACTACGGAATCTCTGTACACCGGGCATAACTATTTCGGTTA